AGTAATATGCCCAGCATGAAGTAAATCAAAGGCACCGCATGTAATTCCTACGGTACCTTTAGTTTCGTGATTTTCTAACCATTTCAGCATTATTTAAAAATGTTTTTTTATTGCTTCAATTTTATCTTCAGCATCAGCAATTTTAGCAATTTCTAATTCCATGGTTTCTACTATATCTACATGCTCTCCAATTCCAGCTGCATTTCTAGTATAAACCATTACATTAGCTTTTGCTACTTCTATATCGCCTTCTAATCTTTTAATTAAAGCTTGCAATAAATGACTCATATTACCTCCCAAAAAGTTTTCTCCTTTTATACTCATTAATAGTATCTATTAATTTATTTGTCCAATTATCCCTGTCTTCTATAAAAACTTGTGGTCCTTCGTCACCTGCAATACATATTACTAATTGCTTAATTGGTCGACCAGTTCTTTCTTCCCACATTACAGCATATGCAGATGCTTGTATAAAATAGTTTTCGATCCATTTCTTTTTCTTTAATTTTGTCGATGTTTTCCAATCAATGATAGAATCAACACCTCGCCACTGACCAACCAAATCAACTCTACCAGCTAATCCTAAATGCTCTGAGTATAAAGGTGCTTCTTGACAATATACTTTAGTTACACACTCATCTAAAATTGGCTGAACATCTTTAAATGTTTGAATATTATTTGGCATTACACCATCTAAATAATTTTCATCATTAGCTAAATATTTTTCAATTACACTATGAACTGTTGTACCTCTTCGAGATGCACGGTAAGAAACTTTATTAGCCTCTTCTTCACCTACTCTAGCTCTCCAAGCTTGTATAGCTTCTTCGGATAAAATTTTTAAAACGGTAGTTACCGAAGGATATTCTTTACCATTAGGATCTTTATAAATTCTACCATTAGGACTAGTTTCTGCAACTAGGTCACCATATCCTAATTCTACTGGTTCGTGCTTAAACATCAGTTAATCTATCTAATTCTTCTATACTGTGTTCACCAGCTATTTGTATTTTATAATTGCCATCAGGTTGTTTTTCAACAGTATATGTCAAATCATAATTTTTACTTTCTAGTATACTTGCCTTTTCACAGAACTCACTATACTCATTTGGTGTTAAAACTGCTTGCATTATGCCTCCCTATCAATATCCCATTTAACTCGTTTTTCGTAATTTGATTGTTTTAATCTTTTATCCATAGCTTCAATATCTTGTTGAGTTCTAAAACTTGTGTACCATTTATCACCATTTTTTTCTGCTTCTAAAAATATAGCGTTAGTGATAAATAGTGGTGCTAATACACCAATATGTATGAATATAGACCATGTTACACTGTATGTTTCCCAGCCAATCCATGTCCATGCTACTACAGCAAAATAACCACTCCACATTACAAATAATGCGAGGTACAAATACATTTGTATTGAAGGATCACGTACATGCCTCAATGGATTATATCTCATATCCATTACTAGTCTCCAACAATCTATTATAAAAAATACTAATCTTTTCATTTTGTTTTTATATTATCCTTTAGTCGTGGGGGTAAACCCGATTTAATTTTATCTTGTACTTCTTTCCAGCCGTCACCAGCCTTTTTAAGAACTGAAGTACCACCGTCATAATCTATAGTTGGAGCAGATAAAATAACCTGCTTCAAATGTGGATTATCTTTTTTAAACTGGTCTAATTCAGATATTTTAAGAATATGCTCTTCTATTTCACCATTCCATTTATTTTCAAAATCGTAACTAGGCATATGTAAACCATCCTGGGACTTCCCTTTTTGACCAGACCATTTTAAATCTGTGTTGTTTTGTTTGATAAAATGCACGATAAGATTGTATTGGATCTTCGAACATGCATTCTGGGTTTGATTTCATTGCTAATTTAAATTTAGTCATATCTGTATGTGGTATATTATTTGGTAATTTAGCCAAATGTTTTCTAAGTTTTCTGTCTGTCGCATGTAATTTTCCATACCTATATGTATACTCATCGCAAAGTGCAGCAAAATGATCGAAATGCCATTGATAATTAGCACTGGACTCTCTTGTCCATATAGTACTTGGGTGATTGAAGTGACATGCTTTATAGAGGATATTTTCTCTATCGTCGTTTAATTTCCAATATTGAACTCTAACTTTACCTGATTTTGAAAGTCTTCGTTCCATTTTTCCGTCAAGCATACGATGTACTGTTGATAACATTTGTGCTGACTCAACTACCATTTTAGGTACATGTTTGTCGCACTGCATCTGTGCTGCTTTTACTGGATCATTATCTAAAATAAAAATGTTCATAATGTAGTATTATACCATAATAAAAGTGGAATGTACAGGTTTTCCTGTACATTCCTTAGCTGTTATTTGCCTCCTTGTATAGCTTTCATTTCGAAAATATGTTCATCAATTTTAGCTAATTTCTGTGTCATTCTTTTAGCTAGAACATCTTTTCCTCTGTTAAGTAATTTTCGACGATAATGTAATGTCTCTTTTCTATCTCTTTTGAGACGTTCAATAGATAAACAATTCATAAGCATAATCCTCATAATAGTTTTTATTGATAATCTCATAATATAGTTTTAATTACTTTGCTATCAAACCAGGAAACGCGTCCTGACAAAGTTTTCTAGTTATTCCCATTAATTTTTTATGCAAAATTTTATCTTTTGCTCTAATGAGTAACTCAGCTTCGGAAGAGTGTACACTCTCCAACAGCTGTACAAACATTGCTTCTCTTTTTAAAGGTTTTACACCGTTAGCAACGGGACCTTTAAAATAAAATTTAAACTCTCTGAATTTTTTGTATAGTGAACTTGGTGCGTAACCTTCAGGTGCATCATCTGGTTTATAAGGCGGTGCTCCTTCAGGTAATACACAGACTACATCTTTATCGAATGCTATTCTGATAATGTCCTTCATTGCAGGACTTTCGTGTTTTTGAAGAAAAGCGATTCTTTCTTCTCTTGTTGCTAATTTATTAGCTTCCTTAAATATCTCAGGCAATAATTTTTTCATTGTTATAAAATTCCTCCACAACTTCAATCAACTGATTGCATCTTTTCTTAATTAAATAATTCAAAACTCGCATTTTCATAGCTACTTTTTGATCGTTATAGTTATTTATAATAGCTTCTTGGATAGATTCTGGTACTTCAGTTAAATCAATTAACTTCTTATTTCTTTGATAATTACGATAAATTGTTTCTTCCATAACATTTCGTAAATTATCTGAGTTTTCTAGCCATTCAGCTATTCTTGTTTTTCTTAACGGTGATTGTGTTTTATCAGATACAAATGTATCGTCATCAGATAATACATTAGGTATACCATCTCCGCTATCACCTTTCATTATATGATTAAATAAATAAGTTCTTGGATTATCGTCTTTAACCATTTTCTTTTGAATAGGTGAGAATTGTTTAACATTGTTAAACTTTTGCAATTGAATGAAATCTTTATCTGATGAAACTATCATCATTGGTTCACCCATTCCAAACTCTTGTGATTGTAAAACTAATGATGCGATAATATCATCAGCTTCTACACCTTCCATGTGTACAACTTTATATGGAAGGTTTTCTTTAATTTCGTCTCTAACTAAATGCAAAATCCTAAAAATCTCATTCCAATCTTGATCGGATGAGTCTCTATTTTTTCTTCGTTTTGCTTTGTAATAAGGAAAGTAATCTTTACGCCAGGTGTTCATACCGTCAGCACATATTACCATTTGGCCGTATTCTTCTCTATAACGTTTGTTATACATTCTAATACTGTTTAGAATCATATGTCGAATCATAGATTCATCGTTTAGTTTTTGCACTATAATATTCGAGAGTGCGATTTGGCTATAATCAAGTAGTATCATTGTCTGTTTCTTTTTGTATTGCTTTAACTTTTACAAATAGAGTATCGAGATCTTTATGTAATGTGTGTTCCATTCCTACGTATCTAGCTAACATTGCATAAATCATATTTACAATAACATAAGAATCTCTACTTTCTCTATTTTTAGCTCCTCTTAAATTAATACCATTTAATAAGTTTAAATCATGTTTAGATATCGCATCAACTTCATCATCTATTAAATCAAATAAATGTTGTGAAATCTCAACTAATTCATTTACGACTTCATCTATTAATTCTTCCTCTGTTTTTTTCGGAGATTTTATCTCTTTTCCAGTAGGAAAGTGTATTAATTTTCCCATAATACTAGTATTATACCAGGTTTTTAGTTAAATGTACAGTGTTCATTTTAAATTTTTTACTGTTTGCCCACCAATTTTACAAGATATAATTCCATTATAATAATCTTCAGTTAAGAGGACTTCTCTTTCAAATTGTTCTTTTGCTTCCATATATGCACATTCGCCTTTTGACTTGCATAAATGTAAGATTTCTCTATGGAACATATCTGGCCCTTGTGCATCGACATCAGCTCGTAAATGTTTGTTAGATCCATAATAATCTCTCCAGTCTGATTCGACTAGTAGCCTTTTTCTACGCTTTCTGGTTTTTGTAATTGGTAATGTTTTTTTAGACCAAAAGAATTTTTTTCCGACATATTTTTTTCCGTTTGCTCTATTTGTAATTAAGTATACAAATCCATAATAATCATCCGAAGAAAATTCAGATGGTACTTCCCATACACGACCTTGATATATCCATTCCATATATGTATTTATACATCAAAATCAAGATCTAAATCTTCCTCTACTACTGTACTTCCACAACGAGGACAATATATTGGCCCTTCGTGTTCTTCTTCAAATTCAACATAACTACGCTCAAAACAATATTCACAATCTATTGTGATTTTATTCATAAGTCTCCTATACGAATTTAGCTTTAAGTTCCGTATATCCGCCGATTTTTTCTCCCTCAAAAATAATTTGTGGGAATGTACGAGCTCCTGGAAAAGTTTCGATCATTTCTTCTCTACCGAAGTCCGTACCTAATTGTTTATACTCGTATTGTAATCCTTTTTGTTCACACAAAGCTTTAGCTGCGTCGCAGTAAGGACATTGAGTTTTTCCGTAAATTGTTATCATTTTCCTAATCCTAATCCTATCATAAAAAATGCTGAGAACATAAAACATAAAGTTAAAAGTTGAACTACAGCCATAAGAGCGACAAATTTTAATTGTGCATCGCCTTTAGGTTCTAATTCATCTTTCCACCATTGGTCAATTTCTTCTGGTGTAGCATCTCTTGGTCCAAAGTTAAATTCTAATTGTTGTTCATATCCTTTTTCTTTCATCTCACATTACCTCTTAAAGCAAAATATAAACCACCTACATATAAACTAACATGTAAGTAATCTTTATATATAACATCCCATAAACTTGCAGGATTTAAAATCCATATAACACCTGTTGCAATACATGCCATAGTAATACCACTAAATCGTGTTACTAAATCACCAAGCTCATCTGTAAAACTTTTAAAACTTGGATAACTTCTTCCTAATCTTGCTAGGAAAAAATGCTTTGCATTCCACGGTATTAATCCCAATATACCACCAGCAATTAAACCTATAGCAGCTCCGATTTCGCCCCATGTTACGAACCACCAAACTATATATGGTAATCCCCATGCTTCTGCAACGGCGCCATCTACAGGCAATTTGCTTAACCCTTGTTGTAAAAACATTGCTGATAAGGGTATTCTTAATAAAAATGTAGCAATGTTCGGTGGAGCTTTAAATTTATTCATTCATAGTCTCCTGAATAAAATTACTCAGGGTTTCTATGTCTTGATCTGATAATTGACCAGCTTGAGCCCACATCATAGAGCTCATATTTCCTATTGTTTCTCTGTTTTGGTAAGCGTATAATCTTTCAGATATATATTCAGAATCTCTTCCGGCCAATTTAGGGAAGGCCCCCATTCCTTGGCCTGATTGTCCATGACACGCTGCGCATCCCGCCCAAAGTCCTCTAATGGAACTAAATGGATCTGATGCGGCCTCCGCTTGCTTGGCTTTGAGTTGTTCAACCACTGTACCATTTTCTTCAACATATTTTTCATAACATTCACCATAACATCCTTGTACTCTTTCATAACCTTTATATTCAAGGTTTGCATATGTATGCGAAATTAGACCATACATAAATCCGCATATTCCTATTAACATAAAAAAACTTTCATTTCTCATAAGCTTAATCCTTTTAATGTGTTATCATCTACATCTTGTTTTACGCCACCAACGACATAAGAACTAATTTCAGTTTCTTGTGGAGCAACTTGTACATTTCCTCCGCCTATCCATTTTTCCGTCCATGGTAATGGATTTAATTTTGGAACGGTGTAAGGACAAGGCAAGTT